AATACCAGGTACATTCGCAGCAACTGTAAAGTATTCTACTTTAGGTAGTTGATGAATCTTAAAACGAAATTGAGTTGGACTTGAATAGTCTAACTTAGTAGGTTGTCTGTTTAGTGGTGATTGTTTGGTTACCATATCATTATTTATAACAAAAGAAAGGGGTAGACATCTCTAACCCCTTTCAGATACTATCTATTTAGTATTATTTTTTGGCTGAACGAAGACCTAAGTCTGTATGACCAGCATCCGCTAAAGTATCGCCTATGAAAGGTGTACCTTCATAGTTTTGTTCTTTGTTGATTCTTCTAGCAATTGCTTGTTCTTCATTCGTTGCAAAGTGTAAATCCCAAGCAGCTAGTCTTTTTCTCATGTACCAATGCCATATAGGTGGTACTAATGCGATAAAGAATACTACAAAGTATCCCCAACCAGTGTTTGGACATCCAACATTTTCAAGTTCCCAGAAGTGAGTTTCACCTCTATCGTGATGGTCTGCTTGTCTTCCGATTTCAATAAAGAACCAAGAAGTAAAACAAGTAGAGTTATCCCAATTATGTCTGTAGTCTATTGGTTGGTCTTTCACACGAATTAGTCCGTAGTGTTCTAGATAGTTCAATGCTTCTAGTTCAAAATTTGAGATAGCCCAAATTGTTGCTAGACATGCCATTCCTATCCAACCACCTGCCATAAAGAATAGTGTTACTGTTGGCACGGCCAATAGATATCCTCGTATCCATCGGTTTTGCCAAGAGAAAAAGTTTACACCCATTCTTGCTAGTCTTTCTTTTTCCATATTAAATAGGAATTTAGATTGACCAAAATAAGATAGTGGATAATGACCATAAATTGTTCTACCGCGTGGAGCAGTAGCAGGGTCATCTTCACTTCCTAATTCTAAGTGATGATTGTAAACATGAGCATAACAGAAATGTGCTGAACCAGATAATCCCATCATTGTTCTAGAGATTACGAATCCCATACCTTTGGTATGTGAAAGTTCGTGTCCATAGATAATTCCGATACCAATAAAGATACCAGATGATAGTGTTGCTCCGATTAGATTTATTGCTGTTATACCTTCATGCATAGGTATTAACCCGAATATCATTGTTACTAGTTCACCTTCAGCCCCACCGAATGCCATAAAACTATAAAGTCTATATGCCATTACTAATTGGAACATAATGAACACAGGTAACATGAAATACATGGTCAAGTTTTGGAAGGTTGCCCATCCACGAGTTGAACCATCGGGATTACTTCCTATGCCAGATGTTTCAAATTTCGTAGCAACATCTACAAGTAGACCTACGAAAAGTAAAACTACTCCTAACCATGAAAAGATTCCACCAATTAGGACACCAGTGCCTGCAACTATGATTAGTATTGGCGCTAGTAAGTAGCGTAAGTTTAGTAATATATTTCCCATTTTCATATTTCCTCCCATGAAAAGGTTAATTTTTGTAAAGTGTTTTAAATTAAAGTAAGGAACCCTATATTTAGGGGGGGACTTCAATTATCACTTTACCCATATTTTATTTAGTAGTCATAAATCCTTAACACTTGTCTTAATAGTCAATGATATCAACGATTTTATATATAAGAAATGTCTTATATACACTACTAATTATCAATACATGTAGTTATATTATCAGGTATATACAAGAAATGTCAAGGTAATAAAAAGGCCCACCGAAGTGGGCCAATTCATTTGTTGATTTGCCAAGCAAATCTGATGGGCTACATCAAATTTGTGACCTTGACGCGTCTGTAGTATTTGTTAGTATTTGCAGTAATACTTGTATTTTCTGCAGTACCAGCAGCAATCACACCTTTATGGAATGGATTTGCAGCAATACCGTAACGAGTTTTGAAACCAATCTTAGGTTGGAAAGTATTCTCACCTACCGCACGAACCATTTGTAATGGAACATATGGGCAGTAGAAGATACCAGCATCGTAAGGTGAAGTTCCTTTATATCCTACAACATAGTATTGTGAAGCAGCAACATTAGCAGCATATGGGTCAACATACACTTTAAATCTGCCGTTCATAACACCAGCGAATGTAGTAGATGTGTCATCTACATTTAAGTTGTTGTTTAGAGCAGGTGTGTAATCTAATACTCCAGCCATTTGTAACGCAGACGCTACATCAGCAGAACATATGATTATGTTACCTTTTCCTCTACGAGTTTGTTGTCCAACAGCGTTAGCATCTCTTTCAAGTGCAAACATTAGACCTTTAAACTTCTCAACACTCCAACGACCATTTGAATCAGTATCTAAGTCGAAAATACCAGCAGTAGTTGTATTAACTTGCGAACCAGCTACAGCTGAAACATAAATGTCTCTAACTACTTCACGATTTACTTCAGCAAGAATTTCACCAGATAAAATATTAGCTAGTTCTGTTTCTGCGTCTAGACCATGAATTGCTTTTAAGTCTTGTGCAAGTTCCATTGTGTACTCAGCTTTTAACGCACGAGTAACAGCGGTTACTGTTGTTTTTTCTATACTGAAAGCCATTTCAGCGAAAGCATTAGTTGTTGTATCACCTAAAGCTTCACCTTGTGCCGTAGTCATACCTGTTGGTGACAAGTATGTACCAGCACTTGGGCTGTCGTTTAATGTTGCAGGGTTTGAACCTGTCATAGCAGATGATGTTAAGTCACCAGCAGCATCATCAGATGCTACACCAGTATCAGCTTCATCTCCTAGTGCTTCAGTTCCGTCCATAGAAGCGTATCTAGCTCTCATCGCGAAGATAAGACCTGTTGGGCCCGTCATTGGTTGTACACCGCAGACATCATAGGCTATTAAGTTAGGCATTGAGCGTCTAACTAAACTTATAAGAATTGGGTCCCAATTCTCTAAATCAGCACCAGTTTTATTGGTTGGCGCTGCTTCTGAAAGAAAACTTCTGTCTTCTTTAATAGCTTTTTCTTGGTTTTCAAGAATTACAGTAGTTACTGCCCTTTTATATGCATCATCTATCTTAGGTAAGTCGGGATGTGCAAGGACTGGCGACCACTTTTCTTGAAGACTTTCTGTTTGAAACATTTTTTATTTCTCCTATTATATTATTTACTTAGTTGCACCCTTAACATCGCCTGATTGGCTGATAGCTTTTGTATAAGCTGCCATCGAATCTGACATGTCAATGTCCTGTGCAGGGCCAGTTTCTACATTATCTATTGTCTCAGAAGTTTCTTTCTTTACTTTAGGGAAATAACTTTCCTTTAGAGTATCGAGTTTTCCTTTGAAGTTGTCTTCGTTATCGAAGTCAACATCTTGGGTAAGTTCCTTGAACTTTTCAATTTCTGTGTCAGCTAAATCAGAAGTTGATTCTGAAATAACTTTATTACGAGTTAGTTCATCTTTAGACTTTTTAAGGTCCATTGATTCTTCCAAAGTTTTATTAACTTTTTCTTCTAACTCTGCAATCTTGTCTGATTGTGCTTGAAGTACATCATATTTTTCATCAGGGATGTCAACATAATGGTCTTCAAACAGCTGTTTTAATCCAGCTATGAAGTCTTCAGCGATTTCGCCTTTAAGACCTCTTTCTACAGCTAGTTCATTTTCTTTCATCCATTCTTCTACAACATAGTTTAGATAAGTGTCTACTTTTTCTGATAATTCAGATTTAATAGACTTAGTAGCTTCTTCTAACTCTTTGTCATAGTTTCCTTGAAGTCTTGAAACTTCATCACGGACTTTAGATTTAACTGCAGATTCAAAAACTGTAGCAGCTTTCTTTTTAAACTCATCAGTTAGGTCACCTTCTCCACTCATTAGAGCTTCGACATGTTCCGTAACATCAATGTCTTTAATTCTTTGTTCTACAGCTTCTTTTTGTAGAGCTTCTTTTTCTTTATCTTCATCAGAAACTTCTACATTTTCTACTTCTTTCATCTTATCGTAAGCAGCCTTGATAACATCTAGTGGCATTTCTTTCATTGCTTTTAGCATTTCAGTTTTGCTCATTCCGTTATCTAACTCTTTAATTTCTTCTTTCGATTTGATTTCTTCTGTATCCTTTTCAGCGATAACTTCTTGACCTTCTTCAGGTTCTTTATTATCACCAGACGCTAAAGC